GAATAATTAAAGAAATAACTTGTGATACAATATTCTGAAATATATCTAACATTGATTGTCTAAATGATTCCCCACTAACAATAGCTTGACCAATAGTATTTGAAATAGCAGTACCAGCAGCGTCAAATGAATCTACAATTCCCTCTTTAAAATCTTTTATGAGTTGTATTGTAGCTTTTAATTCTTCTACTTTACTAGCATCTATTTCTATAGTTAAACCATCTCCGAAAGCCTCTTTTTGTTCTTTTATTAATTTAGTTATTTCTTTAAATTGTGCAAAAAAACCTTCGTCTTGTACCGTGTCGCTTTTTAATACTGTTGACCCAACGATTAAACTGATTAACCACTTTGGAAGATTTTTTATCCACATAATCCCTGCTCCAGCAAATTTTACTGCAAGTCCGAATGTAAGAAAATTAGCTGCTGCTGCTAACGCAGCATATCCCATTAATTTTAGTGCGTTTACTATTGCCACCTTATTTTCTATAAGAAATGTTAAAGCCTCTGCTATCTTTCTTCCTATTTCTTCTCCTATTTTTTTTATTTCATCAGAATTTTCTCTTAATGTTGTTACTAAATCTCCAAAATTTTCTGTTAGAGTTGGTATAAATGTTGAGGCGATTGCCTGTTGAAATTTCTCTAAACTATCTGTTACTTGAGAAAAAACACCTCTTAATGTTCCAGCCATATCATCTGTTGCTTTTGCAAATCTACCACCTTTGGAAAAATCTCTTTGAAATATTCTTACACTTTCCTCTGCTGTATATGCCATTCCTTCAACAAAACCTAATTGAGCCTTTACACCTGTATCTCTTAATAAATCTGCTGCTCCGATACCAGCACTTGCGACCTTTTGATATTGAAGTGCTGCTAAAGCAAAATCTAGCCCTGTTGCAGCAGCTAGATTACCTACTATTTCTAAATTTCTGGATAATTCTTTTGAATTTTTACTTACTGCTAGTAATGGTGCAGCACCACGCTGAATCTCGCCTAATGAAAATGGAACTTTTTCTGCAAATTTTAATAAAACTTGAAATGCTTTTTGACCTTCTTCAATACTACCAAAAAACAAATTAAATCTTAATGCTAATTCTTCAACAGCTACACCACTTTTGATAATACTTCTTATAGCTACTGCTCCAAAAGCTACTGCTGCTACTGCTCCAAATTTTACTACTGTTCTTCCTAATTTTAAAAAAGAATTATTTATTTTATTTAATGATTTTTTAAACTTACCTGATGAATTTTTAATAGACTTATTAGCTTGAGCCATACCTTTCTTGAGACCAGATAAATCTGCCTCAATTTTTACTACCAGTTTGTCTAAGTCAGTTGCCATCAGTCGTCAGGGTGTAGCTCCATTAAGTTATCTAGCTCGTCTTTGCTCATTGGTTTGTCTTTCTTGCCACCATTAAACTCAGAAAATCCCTTAATAGCATATGTTATTTCTGAAATGCTTGAGTCCCAAAATTCTTTAGGACTTATTCCTATCATTCCAACACAAACTTCTAACCACCGTTGATAAGGCAATTCAGCATCTTCGTCTAACTTGTTACTTCCTCGCTTTTTTTTTCATCATCACTTTCAGAATCATCATCTACATTTAATGCTAAAGAAATTAATTCACCTGTCATTTTAATAGCTTCTAATAATCCTATATCAGCTATCAATTTTTTTATGTCTTTTTCTTTAACATCATTTCCACCAGCCCTAATTGCAAGGGTAATAATTTGTACCATCTGTGTAACAGATATATCTGCACCAGCTAATAAATTACCAATTTTAAGGATAGATACATTCATAGTTTGTTCTATTCTTATAATCGTATCAAGGCTCATTCTCGCCTTATATTCTACTCCTTCATTAAATGTCAGTAGTTTTTCTGCTCGTAGCTTGTTTATTGCTATGCTCATTGTTTATCTCCGTAGTTGTTGAAATTGCAAGTAATTCATCTCTACCACCAATATTACTAGCAGAAAATATTGTGTATGTCTGCTTATCAATTTTTATCACATCTGTTTCTTTAAAAGATTTATAATATGGTACTTCAATTTCCACATTGTTTTCTTTTATATTAACCTGTGCATCAACTTTTTTAGAGCCAATTTCTATTGCTTTTAATTCCCACATTACAGTCTCCCATTAAACAGTTGCTATTGTAATCGCACCAGCACTTTCAAAACTCATGCTATAAGTAACTTCGCCATTATAACTACCAGAGTATTCTAAAGATGTTACTTGAAATGCACCTGTGAAAGTATTGTAATCTGGAACAAGGAACTGATAATTTAAGAATGTTGCAGCACTAAAATTTGTCAAAATTAATTGTTCTGTTGCTGAATCAGTAAAGACACCAGAGCCACTTACGCTAAATGATTTAATCCCAGCGTTAGCAAGTAATGTTCTAACTCTTGCAGAATCTTTATTTGTAACATCAATACTTTCAGCATTTATTGATATACTTGTATCTCTTAATCCAGCCACAGTTGTAAACACTTCTGGACTTGCCGCGTTTCCAGCTTTAACTAAGAGAGCCGAGCCTTTTTGTACAGCCATTTTCTATCTCCTATAAAAATTAAACTTACATAGCTATCATGTATCATACACAATTACTGATAAAGATAGCACCCCATGTCTAGTAATACCATCACTTTCTACTAGCGTAATAACATTCCGAACTTGGCTAACAACCATATCTGCACCTGATACAGAGTAATTTCCATTATTAAATAAATTATAAATTCTTTCCATAGCGTCTTTGATTTGTTTTTTTCCTCTGTATTGCGACCAAACTTCTATATCAATATTGTAATCATTTCCATCAAGACTTTTAGTACCTCTATTTACTGCACTTTCATTTCCAATCACCACATATGGATAAGCTGTATCTTGTGGCACATTGTCAAAGATTTTATTATTACCAATAATGCCATCAAGTGTACTATCGCCATTTAAGGTTGTGTAAATAATTGTCTGTAAATCAAAAGAATGATAGCCCATTATCTAATTTTTACTCCTTTTTCTGGTTTCGGAAGTGAACTGGATATACTAATATCATTTGCAATTTTTTTAGCATATTGTTCAGTATTTTTATAGGCTTGTGATTCTTCTCCCATAAATGGTCTTGCCTCAAAAAAAGTTCCTTCTTCTAATTCTTCGGCATAAGATACATTCGTATAAACAGACGCAGAATGTTCATCTCCACTTTTAAATGGCATAGCTCTCATTACATGTATACTATTAATTAATCTACCTGTATCAATAGCTGGTGGGTGTCCAGCTTTAGATGGATAGTGCGTTTTTCCCCCTCTAGCATCTCCTCTAGTCATATCTTTTTTTGTATTTTTCATTCCTTTAAGAATTTGATTGCGTAAATGATTAGCAACTCGGTCTAAATGTCTTTGTGTATTTTTATTATATAATTTCATAGCCTCTGTTGTTTGCCTGTGCATACTACTAGTAACAGTTACTTTAATTGGTTGTCGTGCCATTAAGTTGCCTCGCCTTCGGTAGCAGTAATTTCTTGGAACTTTTCTTTGCCTTCAAGGATAGATTCTACATGCTGAATATTAAATGCTTTTGAGTTATAACTGATTCTATGTTTTGCTGTAAGTGCAGAATAATATCGGATAGTGAATTTATAATTTGACCTTGCCTCTAACTGGTCGCCAAAAAATGCCTCTGAGCCTGACAAATTTTCTACTTTAGCCCAGACAGTTGTTGCAGTACCCCATGATATAGCTTGTCCACCACCAGCGTCAGTTGTTGGGCTTAAAGATTGAACAATTATTCTGTTCCTCATTTCTCCTATCATTATCCAAACATTCCCCCAGCCGTCATAGTTCTATATGGGTGCGTAGACAAACTTTTAATGACATAAGGCTCTAATAATTGGGTGGCACTTGTTGGTGCTAAAATTCTTCTACCATCTATTAAATCGCCTCTATGCTCAAATAAATAACTCGCATATTCTAAACAAGCAGATTTAATATCATAAGGTATTGCTGTTGCTCCAGCGACATATCTTATTTCTAACGAATTGGCTACCCTTAATGCTGTTGGAAAATTTGAGCCAGTTCTTAAAACAACTCTTGATGGCATACTTATTGTATCAACATAATAATTAGATGATGCGAAAGTTGTAGCAGTATCTGCGTCATCATACGATTTAATATGCGTTACGCTTGACGCTGGACTTTTAGGTAAGTCAATACTTCGCCTACTGGTATTTCTATCATAGCCAATATACATTCCTTCTGGAATTGGAGCATTTGTATCATAAAGAGTATCAAGAAATAAATTGTAAGTTACAGGCGTTATACTTCTATGCGTGTATTCTTTCGCCCAGTTGTGAACTGCTTTTTCTATAAGAGCAACAGTAGTATCATCATCTGTTGAATCAATTTTGCACCACGCTTTTATTTCAGCTTGAGTAACTGCGTATGCTGTTTCTACTGTGTGTACTTGTAATCCAGCCATTTATTTTCTCCTAATTAATCTGCTTCATCTGCTGTATTACCTTCTGCTACCCATTCAAGGTATTCTAAGTAATCTGTATTTTCCTCATTGATAGGAATAAATTTTTTCTTATCATCAAGTGTTTGTATAACACCTGAGAGATTTCCAAACTCTGTATCGTTGTATAATTTATAACTCATAGTTCTGCTCCTAATTGAAATGTGGCATTAGCATCATTTTCCCTTCTAATGATTACTGCCTGTCCAGCAGTTAATCCTGAACTCACATTAAATGTGATCTCCATAGCTTGACGACCTGTTCTTCCAGCAGTCGCCATAGATGTAACTGTTGGTCCATATCCAGAGCCTTCTACTTCAAAAGCTCCACTTGTCTCAATCGTTGGTATAGTTCTCATTGCAACAGTTGAATATACAAATGCCTTTGCTGATGTGGTTGAAATAGCAGTACCCAGAGCAAAAGAGCCATAAGTATCTGTTGACCCATCTAAAGGGTCGTAAAAATATCTTTGACATCTTAATAAGCTATTACCAACAGATTCGTGTTGAAATGATGGAATTGTTCCAGCAGTAAATTCGCCAACTTCTAATCTTACTCCAGTAATAAATAAAGTTCTGCTAGTAGCGTCAAAAATGGAACTAATGCCTACAGCTCGGTCAGCAGTTGTTGTACCAGCCCAAGTTCCAGCAGTATAACTTCCACCAGTATAAGTTGCTCCACCATGTAGCCAAAAATGTAAAGCCAAAGATGAGGCATTATCATTAGTTAATGCTCCTGTTGTATCGGCTGGAACAGCTATCACAATTTGCGCCCAACTTGTAGTTACTGAAAATTGAGTAGTTGAATGACGGGTATTATCTGTATCTTCAATTTCAGCCATATAAGTTGCAGACGCATTTCCTTTAACCCAAAATGACAATGTTTGTTTTGTAGCGTCAGATGTTCCTTTTTTTAACATCTGTAAATCTTGACCTTCCCAAATATAATCTATTGTTAATCTTTCGCCAGTAGCGATTGAAGTATCGGCTGTTGTACAAGATAATTTTAAGCAATTTCTAAACCCACTTCCTGTTGGTGCGTCAGCTATTTGTGCCATAGTGTATCTTCCAGCACTAGTTGTTCCTATGGTAGATTTCCACCTGTCTAGTGTAAAATAACCACTTGCAGTTCCTAATCCTGTTACTGAACTTGACCTTTGATTCACTTGCATATCTCCATTTATAATTAATGGATTAACATTTGGTCTTAAACTATCTCCACCAGCATCAGACCATGATAAAGTGCCAGAGCCATTAGTTGTTAAGGCTTGATTTGCATCTCCGTCTGCTGTTGGTAATACCCAAATTTGGTCGCCAGTTAAAGCACCAGCCTCAAAGCCTACCCAGTTTGCACCTTCATAAAATCTTAATTCGTTATTACTACCACCAACTGATAAATTTCCAGCAGTAGTTAATGCTCCACCGTCTGCAATCGTAAGTGCGTCATCTCCATCTGTATATTCAAGTAATGTTGTTCTAATTGAATCAGATTTAAAATATTCTACCGTATCATTGGTTTGGTCTAATACCATTACAGGAATATCTGCGTCATTACCTTCATTTCTAATGTATAAAGTATTGTCGCCTGTCTTGTACCAAAATTGATTTGCAAATTGAGTGCTGGGTGCTGATGTACCAGAATTATTACTTGCTAATGCTTGAAGTGCAGAATTAATATCAGTCCTAGTATTTGGAAAGGTCTGATTGGCGATTGTCATATCATTTTGAGCCATTTTTTATACTCCTTTAAAATATAATTAAATATAGCAAGATTAAACTTGCGAATCAATGTTAACTACTTTCTAAGTAGCCATAGCCTTTAGCGACATAACCAAAAGTTCTATCTACAACTGACCCACTACTATTACTAAATTTTATCGTAAACCCTGTTGCTGATTTCGCACTAATAATATAAAAATCTCCAGTTGCTAAATTATCAGCACTTATCCCTAAACCTTGTAAGGCTTTAAATGCTGGGCTAAATGTTACAGCTTTTCCACCACCAGCAGTTGTTGAGGCAATATCATCAACTGCAACAGTTCTATCTGGCATATCAATTACTGCTGATAGAGCAGAGATGGCTGGAGTTGAATCTGCATTGGTTGTTGTGAGCTTTGCTCTAAGTTTTAAATATCGTGCTTTATAATCACCTAAAATATAATCAGCATAATCGGAATAAGTAGAATCATCATTGGAAGTTGATATTTGAATCTTTGCGTCAACGTCATCTTGTTCAGTATAACTTCCGTCAAAATTCCCAGTTTGAGAATCAAATAAGCCCTCAAAGCTGTCAAACAAAGTATTCGCATTATATCTAGTGCTTGTCATTGAGGTTGTTACATAGGAATTATATATTGCTCCCAAATCAATAGGATTAGCATTAAAGTAATAATACCCATCAAGGTTATTCGCCACCTCGCCACCGTCATCAAAATTACCCAGAGCAGAATCAAAATTACCAGTATGGTCGTCAAACAATTCCCCTAATGTTATTTGCAAATAGTTTACAGCATCTCTTGCTACTACTTCAACATCAGTCTTAGCACCAGCAAATCCTGTAGATTCTGTCGCTGTAGCAACTGCATTAAAATCATCTGATATTTGATTTCTTATGACTACTTTTTTGGTTGAAGTTTCAGAAGATAACCCTAACACATCAATCGCCTTTATCATGTATGTTCCAGTTTGTGCTGGTACAGAGATTTGATTGGTAGCTTTAGAAATATAATTAGCCACTACTGTAGCACCAGAATAAACTTGGCTCGTAATTGCTGGAGTATGTCTAATAATATAATGCGATAAATCTAGCTCATTATTTACTGTCCATGAGCAGACTGCTAGATTGTTTACTACGTTAACGGAAAAATCAGCAACATTAGCTGGAACAGTAGTCTTTCCTATAACTTCGTAAGCTGTTGATGTAAAAGAAGAAGATACATTAAATGCGTTAATAGACTTGGCTCTTATCTCATAATTAACCCCATCTTGAGCATTAAGAATTTCAAATCTGTTACCTGTTGACCTTCCTAAACTAGTAAACTCTGAATCTGTTGTTGTGTTTCTGTACTGGATTTCAAACTCATTAGTTGTTCCTTGACTAGAGGCAACATCAATTATAATGACAGTAGAGATTGTTCCAGAGTATGTTCTTAAAATATCTGTTACTACTAATGAGGGTGCAGTAACCGATTCGGCTGTTGGCAAATTAGTATTGTCAGATATAAAGGTTGATTCTTCTGCTGACCAATCCCAAACACTTGATGAAGTTTCTTGCAGAACTAAATCTATTCCAACATTGTCTGGGCTAGTAGTAAATGTCCAATCAGCAACTTGAAATATTTTAGAACTCCAACCAAGTCTAGTGTTGGTTAAACTAACTGTATCGCCCACTTGCAATTTAAAAGCTGATAATTTCATAGGAGCTTGAATAACCATTTGCTGTCTATTTTTATATAACACAACTTTAGCAATTCTTTGAGCCATACTTGATGAGGTAGTAAATGGCAAATCAATCTCGCCAAAAATAGTTTCATCATTATCTTCTGCGACAAAGGTGGTTGATGTAACCATTGGGTAATCTGCTGGTTGCCAATTAGATGATGGACTAGTAAATATTCCTTTAACAGTATTGAATAAATTTCTTCTTGATTGTTTCGTCTGTATAGAGATCCCACCTCTAAAATCATTTTCTGTTAGTGTAATGGTTGGAGCAATATATTTGCCACCAGCCAAATTAAACTTTCCGTTTGAATAACTTAATATGCCTAACATTGAGCCTATTATTTCATCTATAGCTGTCATTGGATCAACATTACTATAGATAATTCCATGAGCCTCATATCTGTTTTCCGTTCCACCACCATCTAAAGTTATATCTTCATCACATATATTAGCAACTGTAGTAAATGAAGTTGTATCAATATTATCGGTTGCTACGCCTAATCCAAATTTTGTGTCAGTTAAATAATCATATAAAACCAAAGCTGGATTAGCAGAATAAGCTGTTGAGGCATCTCTAAAATCATATAATTTTTTACCTCTTATTTCAGCAGAAATGTTTGGTATGCCTTGTGGAAATGCGTCAGCGTCATATTTTAATTTAACATAGAGATAAGCAATTCCAGAAAGCATATGTGCTGTTGTCCATTGAGATACTTCACTTACTAAATCAGCATCAGCTTGTTGTGTATCACTTCCTAGATGTTGTTTAACTCTTACTGTTAATGAAGAAGTATCTGAAAATGTTTGTGTAGCAATTATGGCATAAGTGCTGGTTGTAGTTGTTCCAGCTAAATAAGGGAAAGGAGTATTGGGATTGTCTCTATAAGGCGTAATTCTAAGCTGTCCACTTGCAATAGTTGCATTATTTTCACTAATGGCAGTTGCTTGGACTACTGTTTTTAATCCTTCGGATAGTGTAACAGCTAAAGTAAATCTTAAAGCAGAGCCAGACGCAGTACCACCAGATGATACTCCATAACTTTCTCCATTAATATTTATTGTGTCAGCAGTTGTTACAGTAAATACGCTATCTGATAATAAAGTAACTGAGGTAATTCCTTTAGCTACCCCGTAACCATTTTCAAGTTGAGAGCCACCAAACGGAAGGGCTACATTATAAGTTACTTGCGTATATTCACTTACAATTAATGTTCTAGTCTTGGTCGTAAATTTTGATTCACTAGCATATTTACTAGGTGCAGTAACTTTATATTGTGTTAACCCATTGGTATCTGTACCAGCACTTGCCAAAGTTAGTTCATCTTCGCCAAAATAAACTTTATCTATTGCTTGGATTTCGTGTGAGGCAACTTCAACAATAATATGTAAGTCTTGATTATTGTTAGTGGATTCCATAAATAAAATACCACCAGATTTTTTAGTCAAGCCATATACAGTATCTCTTGGAATAATAGGTTGCTTAACCATTTCATTTCTAGCTTGTAACTGTTGTCCAAGATTAGCTTTTGGTTTTTTGGCAAAGGCTATTGACAGAACTGCTGAAATAGCAAATCTTCTTAAACTAGCTGTAAATGTTGCCATAGACCAATTACTTAAACCCCAACCACCACCAGCAGTCAGACCACCTGTGTAAACAGCAACCCCAACAGCAATTAATGTTTTTACTTTTGACCCCATTATACAAAATGCCTCTTAGTTAATGTTTCTTTAGGTATTACTTTATCATCATACACTCTTAACCATTTAACTTTTTGATTACAGCCTAATAGTTGAGTAAAATATTGTTTAGTCCAGCCCATTATTTCTCTAAT